TCAATTCAGTATTAAAAACTCGAGCGTTTTCCGATACTTTGAATTTTATCAATCTTGGATCAGTTGATCCAGAACCTTCCAGTGTATTAAATCAATATGATGTACGTGTGGACACACTAACTGATCTTGCAGAAGTAGGAACAACAAGAGTTAAAAAAGCTGTGCTTAGAGCTAATATTGTTGACGGAGAAATTGATACTATTGATATCACAGATTCTGGATTTGGTTATAGAAATGCTCCATTTGTCAACATTGAAGGGAATGGACAAGGAGCCACAGCACGAGTCACTATAGACAGTCAAGGTAGAATAAATTCTGTCACAGTGTTGTCTAAAGGTCGTCGCTACACATCAGCTGTAGCAGAAATAAGATATTTTTCTGTGTTAGTTGCACAAGATAGTTCGATCAATAATTATTGGAGTATCTATTCCTGGGATGATATAAGAAAAACTTTCTTTAGATCTAAGTCTCAGGCATTCAATACTAGCAAATATTGGGAATACATTGATTGGTGGCAAGATGGTTACGGAGTAACTTCTAGAATAGTCAAAGAAATCACCGACCTTTATCAAGAACCTTCAATTTCTGTCAAGGTTGGAGATCTAATACGTATCCAAGAATTTGCCAATGGCGGATGGGCAGTATTAGAAAAAACTGATCCAACCCAAGGAAATATTCTAGATAATTACATTCTTGTTGGCAGAAAAAATGGTACCATCAATTTAATTATTGATGATCTAGTGTCGGTGCAAAATATAGGATACGACAATACCATTGCCTTTGATGCTGATGTATATGATATAAATCCCACACAAGAATTACGCAATATATTAAAAGCGGCCAAAGAAGATATATTCACAGAAGACCTTAGAGTAGAATGGAATAAATTATTCTTTACCAGTATTCGATATGCGTTTGTAGAGCAGCCGTATATTGATTGGGCGTTCAAAACAAGTTTCTTAAATGCCACTCACAATGTTGGAGATTTAGAGCAAAAAATAAATTATAAAAATGATAATTTAGAAAATTTCCAAGAATACATAGAAGAAATCAAACCCTATAGAACCACAATTAGAGAATATATTTCTAAATACACAGATAGGGACATTTCATATTCGGGAACCACTGATTTTGACCTACCTCCAGAGTACTCTACTCAAGATGGAAAAATATTACCAATTAGATCAAACAGCGACAGATTCACTAGTTATCCTTGGAAATGGTGGACTGACAACAACGGATACGTTGTTACTGAAATTACTGTGTCTAACGGGGGTGCTGATTACACAGAAGTCCCTAGTGTAATAATTGAAGGCAACGGCGCCGGCGCAACAGCTCAGGCATTTGTGGCCAATGGCAGTGTTGTAGCTGTAAAGGTTCTAACCAAAGGTCAGGGTTATACACAGGCCCCTAGTGTCAGTCTAGTTGGCGGCAATGGTACCAGTCAAAGCATTGCCAAAGCTGTGGCCACAATTGGTGAAACTGCGGTAAGAACATTTGATCTTACTGTGAAATTTGATAGAATTGCTAAACAAGGAATATACCAAACATTTACCAAATCTGAAATTTTTACAGCCACAGGAGTTTCTGCAGTTTTCCAATTGCAATATGCACCTAATAGAGACAAGAGCAAGATTTCAATAACTAAAAATAATCAAATTGTATTGAACAGTGAATATACAATCACATTGTATACTTCCACAACGGATACATATAGCTTGATCAAAGGCAAACTAATTTTCAATACAACCCCAACTCTAGGTGATATAATAGAAATCAACTACGAAAAGAATGTAGAATTATTTGACAGTATAAACAGAATCGAAAACTACTATTCACCCACTGACGGAATGCGAGGCAATGAACTGGCACAACTAATGACCGGTATAGATTTTGGCGGTGTACAAATTCAAGGAACAACTTTTGATGTTACCGGCGGCTGGGATGCTCTTCCGTGGTTTACTGACAGTTGGGACAGCGTGGAATCTAACAGTGATTTTTATTATGTGGCCGACGGAAGTACTATTGCAGTAACATTGCCATTTATTCCTGCAGCGGGAGAACAGATTTCTGTATATTGGAAACCTTCGGGAACCAGGATTCCGGGCGATATACAAACACTCGGCGGCACCACAAATCCACAAGTTATTATAGAATCAGGAATCACTGCCCCTAAAACAATTAGAGTAGATGATCCTAATTGGATTCAAAATTGGGATAGCTCAAATGCCACTAATCCCAACGCCCAGATGCCTACATTTGTAGGAGATGGATCTACTAGAGTAGTTGAAATCGGTCAATATATCAGTGTAGAACCAGGTGATACATTGATCTTCCGCAAGTTAGACAGTGACGGATCAGTGACCATCACCGACGTAAATCTTTTAGATACTAAATTGAGTGGCGGATCACTATCAAATATTAGTGGTGCGTATCAAACAGCCAACGGTCTTACTGCCGAAGAAATTGTCATAGACGGTGATAAATTCATCAGTCCAGATCAAGTTCCAGCACCTGAAGAAAACATTCCGGGGCAAGTGCTAGAAAGTGTGAGTATCAAAGTGTTCCACACATATCCTCAAGGATCTGCTCTGATACAAAATACCATTGCATATTCAGACGGTGTAAAATTTAAATATGCCATAGGTATTAATATATTAGAAAACAATTCAGTAATTGTTTACATTAATAAAATCAAACAAGAACTGGATCAAGATTATATTATAGACTATGAAACCAATGAGGTGGTATTTAATTATGTACCGATCAGTACCACCATAATTGAAATACTGGCATTTGGTCTAGGCGGTATAAATTTATTAGATTATCAAGAATTTGTTGCAGACGGTGCAACTACATTGTTTTTAACTAAAGCAATTTTCAGTCAAACTTCGTCAATATTAGTTACAGTCAACGGTGATGCCGTTGATGCTGGATTCCTAGACAGTGCTGATTTTACAGATACACTAGATAAAACTTTAGTACAGTTTGGTATTGCTCCGGCTATTGACAGTGTGGTCAAGGTGGTATGTCTAGGACCCGGCCTAGATGCAGACTCCACAGGACAGAGTATAATTAGAGTTAATAATCAAACTATTGTCTACGATGGATCAACCACTAGATTTGTAGTAGACAAATTTGTTAATTTATCTAGGGCCTCCGCGGTATCTAACTTACTGATAAACATTAATGGACAACAGATCAAAGGACCTGATACTGTGTTAACAGTCTACGACGGAACCAACAATCAAATTACTATTGGAGTAGATCCAATAAGATTTCCAGGTTCAATAACTTATCCTGATATTCGAGTATTTGTAAACAACGACCCAACGATTCAGGTGGTAGACTATACGCTTAATTCTGGATCTAATATTATTACAGTGCGTTCAGATATTCTAGATATAGGTGATGTTATTAGAATTGTTGTTACCGCATTTGCAGATTATCAAATAGACAGTGATGAAATTGTTTTCACAGATGCAATTATGGCCACTCTGGAAAACAATGATGACAGCACTGCAAAAGATATAATTGAAATTGTTTGGTTTAGTGAATATCCTAGTATGGATATTGTAGCTGATCAATTTGCAGGCGGAAAAGTTCAATATCAACTTTCTAGAACTCCTATAAATTCAAATTATGTATGGGTCTATGTAAACGGAGTGAGACAAACACAGGACCGTGATTTTAGTGTATCTTTGCCGAGAGGTGTGGTATATCTAGATGTTGAAACAACTACCGAAGATGATGTAAAAATTGTTGAATTTGGCAATGACGTATATAGATTTCCTAGTGCATATGAAATTTACAAAGACATGTTAAACATATACCATTTCAAACGCTACAGCAGAAATGATGTTAAACTAGCCGTAGCATTGAATTACTACGATCAAAGTATTACAGTGGTCAATGGTGATCAACTGTATGACCCGACCGACCGACCAGTATCAGGTATTGTATACATCAACAACGAAAGAATAGAATATTTACAAAAGTCTGGAAATGTACTTACACAGCTTCGTAGAGGAAGTCTAGGAACTGCTATTGCAATAATTCACGAAGCGGGTAGTTTTGTAACAGACAGCGGCCCATTAGAAACTATTCCGTATAATGAAACACAACACCGTTTGGATTTTGTCAGCGACGGTAGTACATTATTAGTTGGTCCTTTAGATTTTGTTCCTACACAAGGAACTAGAAGTTCATGGTACCGTGGAATTGACATTGCAACAGGTGGCCCCAACATTCCTGTAACACACGGACCGTGTGATCAATTGGAAATATTTGTAGCTGGTACTAGATTACGTAAAAACCCTGTCGATGTATTTGATGAAGATCTAGGCCCTAACGGCAGCAAAGAAATAGAAGCAGAATTCAGTGTAGATGGAACAAGCTCTTATATAAGGCTAACAAAAGCAATACCGGCGGGCACCCGTATCACGGTAATTAGGAAAACAGGAAGAACTTGGTATGATCGAGGTGTTACAACGGCATCAGCCGGAAGAACTCTACAGAAAAATGCTACTGCGATCAGCAATTTTATTTTACAAAAGACAACCATCATACCAGAATAAATACACTATGAATAATAATTTCAACGAGCTCGATATGCCCAACGAACAAAAACAACCAGAAAAAACACCCAACGAAAGTGGTGGATTCCACGTCGAAGGACACATAAAAATATTTGATCCCCAAACAGGCGAGGTATTTCAAGACAAACGCAATGCCATTCATTATGAAAATATGAGTGTGGCAATGGTCAACAGTCTTAGTAATCAAGGCCAAGGCTGGATTTATCAAATGGTTTTTGGCAACGGCGGAACCACAGTAGACCCAACTGGACTGATTAGCTATCTAACACCAAACACTGTAGGAGTTAACACCAGTCTGTATAATCAAACCTATGCCAAAGTGGTGGATAAAAATGCTACAGAAAATACAGATCCTATTAGAAATAAAATGGAAATTAGGCATATAAGTGGAGCCACTTACAGTGATATTATTATTAGTTGTTTGTTAGATTACGGCGAACCAGACGGACAAGATGCATTTGACAACAGTCAAGATATGAGTGGTAATTTTGTTTTTGATGAATTGGGTCTAAGATCGTATAGCGACAGCGGCACAGGCAAATTATTAACCCATGTGATTTTTCACCCTGTTCAAAAATCTCTGAACAGACTATTACAAATTGATTATACAATTCGTGTACAGAGTTTAACTGGATTCACGGAGGTGTAATAAATGCCATATATTGTAAATTTTACTGATAACGAAAATAAGACACCGATCACGGTGTACGATAACACCTCAAACACAGATACCAGCTTGACATTTCCAGGAAGAAATGTAACTGGGTATGGTCAGACTATTGGTCAAAATTTTCTAGCCCTGTTAGAAAATTTTGCAGGCCCGGCTCAACCAGTCAACCCTACTGAAGGACAGTTATGGTTTGATACCAACACAAGAACACTACAAATCTATGACGGTGTTGGTTGGAAAGCAGCCAGCGACATTCAAAAGAGTGTTGTAGCTCCTTCTGTTGAACAAAGCAAAGTTGGCGAACTTTGGGTAGATACCGTAAATCAACAATTATATGTTTTCTCAGGCACAGACTGGATTTTAGTTGGACCTAATTTTTCAACAGGACTATTGAGCGGCCCGCTAGTTGAGCAGATTGTAGACACCAACAATATTACCAAAGTAGTTTTAACCTTTTATGTAGAAGATAAACCGGTTGTAATTATCAGCAAAGACAGTTTTACTCCAAAAAATTCTATCACAGGATTTCTTGCAGTAAGATCAGGAGTGAATATATCATCTACAACAGATCTAGGACTGGGTGGATTTAGTCCCAAACTGTACGGAACAGCCACTTCAGCAGACGGATTAAATGTCAGTGGTGTGGTGATTGACAGCGGTAAATTTCTTAGATCGGATATCACTAATACCACTGAATTTGGATTGAACATTAGAAACAACTCAGGTATCAATATCGGAGTAGACAGTTCATTTAATCTTTCTAATTCAGCTACCGCTGCTAAAATCTATAATTCCTCAGCAGGTAGCAGTATTGATATTCAACTGAACAGTGACGGTATACCTAACACAATATTACGAGTAATTGATAATAAAGTTGGAGTTAATAATCTCAGCCCACAAGAATCGTTGGACATAATTGGTAACACTAAAATTAGTGGAAACTTGATTGTTGATAGCACAGTAGGAACCACTAATCTCAGCAATGGTTCAATTAGAACTGCTGGGGGACTAGCTGTAACCAAAAATGCATTAATCGGTACAACTTTAGAAGTAGTCGGAACTACTACCGCACGGAATATTGATCCAGCACTGAATGATACTTTTGAATTTGGTAGTGCTACCAAGCGTTGGAAAACAATCAGAGCACAGACTATTATTGCAGAAACTGTGGAAGGAGTACTTGGAGGAGATATCAGTGGTAATGCTGTTACTGCCACAAGTTTACAAAACACCACAGCATTCTCTATCACAGGAGACATAGCTTCAACGGCTCCAATAACTTTTAACGGCAGCACAGGCGGTTATACAAAAACATTTAATACAACACTTTCTTCTTCTATCATTAGTAGTAAAGCAGAACCTATTCCTAATAGATCTAAAACAGATGATTTTGTTTTGGTTTTTAGATCAAGTACCAGCGGCCTGCTTAAACAATCTAGAGATACATTTATAGCTGATTTAGGATTGCCAATTGGTGCTATTCTGCCTTATGCAGGTTCTAGTGCTCCTTATGGATTTTTGTTTTGCGATGGTGGCGAAGTAGAAAGAGGAAAATTTTCTGATTTGTACGATATCATTGGCACAACCTACAACGGTGTTGATCCGTTAGTTGGAGTTAATACTTTTAGAATTCCCGATCTAAGAGGTAGATTTGCTCTAGGAAGAGATAATATGGACAACGGTATCACAGTGCCTAACAGCACTGGTGGATATGTAGAAGGCGGTGGCGGCGCGGTAGGAAGAGTATCTGGAACTGAACCACAAAATATTGGTCAAGGCAGCGGTACATCAACTCAAACACTGTTGATTAGAAATCTTCCAGATCATGAACACGATATGGTAGGTAGCACCGGCGGACAATATGCTGCGGTAAAATTAGACACCGCTTTGCCAACTGATTTTGGTGCATTTTTAGATGCAGGGCCAACAGCAGCAGGTAAATTCAATTACCTTCCTAATTCAGGGGGTATTAAAACTACAAATCCGTTAAGCGAAGCATTTTCATTAATGAATCCGTTTCTAACAATAAACTACATTATTAGGTCAGGACCTCCTGCATTCTAAAGGATAAAAAATGGCGTATTCGATTAATAAAACAGACGGAACACTATTAGCTACTGTGGCTGATGGTCAAGTTGATGACCTAACAACTGACATTACCTTGATAGGAAAAAATTACAGTGGCTTTGGTGAATCGTTAAATGAAAATTTTATAAAACTTTTAGAAAATTTTGCAGGCACCGGTAGACCTGAGCATCCAATTAGGGGACAGATATGGTTTGACTCTAGCGAAGCAAAGCTAAAAGTTTACACGGGTACAGGATTTGTTCCAGTAAGCTCGGCTAGTATTTCAAATTCTCAGCCCAGTCAACCGGGTGCCGGAGATCTATGGTTTAACAACATCAGTAAACAACTATACTTCTATGACGGTGTTAGTTTTATTTTGCTTGGTCCTGCTTATTCTCAGGCACAGGGACTTAGTGGATTCAAAGTTGAAACTATTTTAGATTCGTTAAATGCATCCCGTGTTGTAACCTATCTATACAATAATGGAATTTTGTTAGGAATATTTGCCAAAGACACATTTACTCCTAAATTAAACATTGAAGGTTTTAGTGGAAGTATTATTCCTGGATTTAATGTCGGAACACTAGCGGGCATAAAATTCAATGTCACCGCAACCAACGCAGATCGACTTGACACTGTCATTGCATCCCTTTATGCTCGACGTGATCAAGCAAACAATTTTGCAGAGCCGTTAATTATTACCAATAACAGCGGACTTAATGTAGGAGCTGGAACTGAAGGAGCATTTAATGTTGCCGCCGGCAATGTGAGATTGTACAATACAGCTTCAAATAAAAATCTCAGTTTTGCTGTACAAAAGGGAGTTGTTAGCGAAACAGCTGTTAACATTATTTCACCAACTCGAGAAATAAAAATTTATGATGGGTTTACTGATAGTTTAACCACAGTTGGGGGTAATCTAACAGTGGTAGGCGATCTTGTGGTTCAAGGAAATACAACCACAATCAATACCAGTGTACTTACTATTGAAGATAAAAATGTTGTTTTAGCCAGTCTTGGCGATAGTTCTTCCAATACCGACGAATATGCTGACGGCGGTGGAATTATTCTAAGGGGAAATAGTGACCATGAATTTACTTGGGATAAAAATGTTGGATGGTTTAGCACAGAAAATATTAATTTAGCCGCCGGACAAAATTATAAAATTGCTGGAAATACAGTGTTAACTTCAACACAATGTTTTTCAAGTTCTTTTCCTAATTTGAACAATGTGGGAACTTTGGTAAATTTATCAGTAGACAATATTTTTATAGACAATCAACGAATATCTACTATAAGTTCTTTAGATCTAGAACTAGCGCCAGATGGCAGCGGGAATATTGTATTAATTGGTTCACCTTTGCTGACGGGATTGATTACTACTAGTCAAAATTCACCTGTACAAACTACTGAAAATACTGGATCAATTGGCACTGCATTGGGTGCTACTGAATTATCTGAAGCCACAAACAAGAAATATGTTTTGAATGTGGTAAGAACTCGATCACTAGTATTCAGCATAGATGTATCAGATTTTCCAACTGACGGAGATATTGCTATAATTTTAACAAGTCTGGCTCCTGTAAACGAATATGAAAACGGCACATTAGCTAGAATTTTGTGTACAAGACTAGCAAATATAAGTTCTACTGCTACTACCAGTCTCGGAGCCCCGTCTACCGCTGAATTTGTTACCCCAACAGGCACTGCATTTGCTATAACAAATCAAACAATTGTGAGTCCTATTACTGTTGGTGCTCAACCTATCAGCGTTTTTAGAACTGTTAAAACTTTTATACTACAGGCCGGTGTCTGGACATTTAGCTCTTAAGTTAAATACATAAGGAGCGAATCAATGCCATACATCATAAACAAATATAACGGGTCAGAACTTGTTGTTCTTCAAGACGGAACTTTAGATACTTCTACAAGTATTGGGTTACTTGGTAGAAATTATGTGGGCTACGGTGAAGTACAGAACGAAAATTTTCTATTTCTTTTAGAAAATTTTGCCGGAACAAATCCTCCTGCTCGTGCGGTAGAAGGTCAAACCTGGTATGATAGTGTCAATAACAAATTAAATACCTATGACGGCACCAATTGGGTGCCTGTGGGAGCTGCTACAGCTTTGGAAAATGCACCTTCTGGACCAACTGAAGGTGCTCTTTGGTATAAAATTTCAACCAAACAATTGTATGTTTATTCTACTATATCAGGTTGGACGCTTGTAGGACCTGAGGGAGTATCTGGCTTTGGTGAAACACGGATCAAAGCAGCAATTTTAAGAGATGTTAACAGTATCAATCATGCAGTGTTATTGGTATTGGTTAATGATGAAGTATTGTCCATACACAGTTCAGATACTTTTACAATCAATGCTTTAGACGCTATTATTGGTTTTAATGAATTACAAAAAGGTGTTACACTGTCAACAAACACCGTAATCAACGGTAATCTTTTAGGTAATTCGTCCACTGCCACTAGATTACAAAACGGAAGATTTATCAACGGTGCTTATTTTGATGGTAACAATGATATTACTATTACTGCTAATACTCCTGCTATCCTTACTAGAGGCACATATTTAACAGGCAGTAATTTTAACGGCAGTGCAGCTGCCACTTGGTCAGTAGATGCATCGTCGATCAATACCATAGGTAAGGTAGTTGCTAGAGATAGCACAGGCAGTTTTGCAGGCGGCACAATCTCCGCAGATCAATTTATTGGACCATTAACAGGCAATGTTACTGCAATATCTGGTACTAGTTCATTTTATAGTCTTGTAGCTAACAATATACAGGGTTTTACTTTCAGCGGGCTTGCAGCGCAGGCCAGCACACTAGCGCCCGGACGAGCCATTAATGGTGTGCAGTTTAACGGATCGCAAGATATTACAGTTACAGCCGCAGCTAACACCTTGAGTGGAACAACTCTAGCTGCTGGCATAATTGATTCATCGTTGACTTCGGTGGGAACATTAGCAGGTGTCTCAGTTACTGATGCAGGAGCAACCATAGGAGATGCAGGAGAAATACATTTTTTTATAAATGGAAACGCTCCTACTTTAGCTATTACTAATGGTCTGGGTCTTACAATCACTATCAATGATGCGTTTCAAACCGGCGATGAAGCAAGTTTTGAGTTTATTTCAAGCTCTGTAGCACTTGCTGCCGGCGGCACATCAGATCCTACTTTTGTAGGAGATGCTAACAGTAAATGTAATATAGGACTACCGGGACGAACGTTTGGCAGCGTATATGCAGATATTTTTAACGGTGTTGCCACCAGCGCACAATATGCTGACTTGGCTGAAAATTACACAGCAGATGCAGAATATGCCCCGGGTACAGTGCTAGAATTTGGTGGTGAATTTGAAGTTACACTGGCACAAGATGGTACTAACAGAGTAGCAGGAGTTGTCACTACAAATCCTGCTTATTTAATGAACAGTAACTGTCAAGGAACATATGTGGCAGCTGTGGCTTTACAGGGAAGAACACCTTGTAAAGTTAGAGGCCTGATAAGAAAGGGCGATATGTTGATCAGCGGTGGAAACGGGTTTGCTAGAACTACCCAAACTCTACAAATGGGCACTGTTATAGGCAAAGCACTGGGTGATTTCGATGGCATAGAAGGCATAATCGAAGTTGCTGTGGGTAGATTATAATAAATCTACTCAGATAAATAATAGAATAATATTGGAGTAGATTGATGGCATATCAAGTAGACAAATTTAATGGCACGTTTTTAGTCTCAGTAGAAGACGGTACCATTGATACCACTACTGATCTACGCTTCTTAGGTAAAAATTACGCAGGCTATGGCGAAGTACAGAACGAAAATTTCTTACACCTTTTAGAGAATTTTGCCAATACTTCTGCTCCACCGAGAGCTGTGTTAGGTCAAGTTTGGTACGACAGCACAAACAAAAAGATTAAATTCTATGATGGATCTAGATTTAGAACATCTGGCGGATCGGAAGTTAGTGCAACAGCACCTTCCGGACTTGTTGCAGGAGATTTTTGGCTAGACACTACCACTGAGCAACTGTATGTATCTAATGGTACATCCTTTGTGCTGGTAGGACCGCAAATAGCAGAAGACCCCGGAGCCACAGCTGTAGAAGTGGTGGTAGTAAAAGATGTCAGTAACGTAAATCACACAATTATTAAATTTACTGTTAGCAGCGATACGCAATATATAATGAGCAAGACTGCGTTTACATTGAGTCCGTCAGTGAATCCTATTACTGGTTTTAGTGAAATCAAGAAAGGTCTTACTTTAATCAATACTCCGTCTACCGGGGTGACCACAGATGATCATATTCATTGGGGCACAACTTCTAATGCAGCTAAACTAGGAGGATTTGCAGCCAGTGAATATCTAAGAAATACCAATGCACTGTTTCCAAACGGTGCCAAGTTTTATGATGTTGGTTACACCTTGGGTGACACTGATGATTTAAAAGTATTTGTTGAATCCGGTGATCAACCGATTATTTCTAATCAACTAGGATCTTCTGGATCTCAAACAATCACAGTGAGAATTGTGACATCTGGCGGTGATAGAGACTATGTATTTGGTGCAGATGCCATCTACCCAGCAGCAAACAATGCAAGAAATCTAGGTGCTACATCTGCAAGATGGGCCACAGTGTTTGCTACCACATTTAATGGGGCTCTTACTGGCAACGTCACTGGCAACGTCACTGGCAACGTCACTGGCAACGTCACTGGCTCAGTCAACGGATCGTTGACTGGTAATATAATTTCGTCCACAGGAGTCACTGTATTAAATTCCGGTGCAGGTGCAGGTACAGCGGTATATGTGGGATCTGTAAACGGAACGGCCAGTAATGCCTTGCAATTGAATAATAAAATACAAGATGTTACTGCTGCTGCCGATACCATTGCGCTAAGAGATGCTAGTGGTAATCTAGTGGCCAATCAATTCACCGGCACAGCTACCCAAGCAGACACACTATTGTGGAGCGGCTCGTATAGAACAGCAGCTAGTACTTCAACAGCTAACACTGTTGTGATTAGGGATGCAAGTTCTAACATTTATTGTAATGTTTTAAATGGAACTGCTACTTCAGCACAGTATGCTGACCTTGCAGAAAAGTACCTAACAGATCAAGAATACGATACCGGCACAGTGGTAGTTGTCGGCGGCGAAAAAGAAGTCACTGCTAGCACTTGGGGTAAACGTGCTATTGGTGTAGTAAGTGCTAATCCTGCATTTATGATGAATCGAGATCTAGAAGGCGGTACATATATTGCCCTTAAAGGTCGAGTTCCAGTAAAAGTAATAGGATCAGTTAAAAAGGGAGACAATCTAATAGCAGCCAATGACGGTTGTGCTTCTGTAGCAGTTCACCATTCCAGTGAAGTGTTTGCAGTGGCATTAGAATCTAATAGCGATACAAGTGTGAAACTTGTTGAAGCTGTAATATTGTAAGGATTTAAAATGGCTGCAGGTACAGGATCAATAATTGAAGCAGTAGACTATAATACAATAAGAACAAAAATTATTGGTATTATGGGAACAGGAGCCGGCCAATCGGGCTACGGCCAAACACTGTTAAGTTCGGCTGTGGCCTTTGGCAATACAGTGACAAAAGTACAATGGGACAATTTGAGATTTGACATATTCAACGCTAGACTTCATCAAGATGGCTTATCACCAACTATTGTCAATGCAGTATCAGGGCAACCTGTGAGATTTGGTGCAGGACATCCCAACAATCAATACAACACTCAAGCAGATACTGCAATTGCAAATAAATTTAATATAGGCACTGGCCAATTTGTTGTTGAGTCAGCCACGTCGGCTACTCGTTCTACAGCATGGAATTCAAGTCTTACAGCAACAGTTACAGTGACTTTTTCCACAGCTGATCAAGCTCGTCACTTTTTTAACAGCGGCAGCAAGGTAAGGTGTGCAAGTTCTAGAACAGGTGGTACAGCAAGTCCACAAAATTCTTCATGGTCAAATATACTAGATACTGCTGGTACAGTGGCTTTTGGTGGAAATACCGCAGTATTGAATTTTTATAATTTGACAAATAGTTATCAAACATTTTTTAACTTGACCTCTAGTGCTCCGTATTCAGCAAATCAATATAGAATCGAAGTGGTTTCAAATGTGGCTGACAACAGTGTGGGCGGCGCAACTGTTTTGACCTTTAGAGTCACGTATACTGATACCTATTCGAATTCTCCAGATAACGTTGATGGTACATTGACTCTTACTGTAGATGAATTAAGAGCATCAGGTACACTGCAACCATTAGGGACTGGGCCATTTGTTATAACAAGACCCGGTTACTCCATCTCTGGTATATCTGGCTCTTAACACCCGTATAAATAGTCTTATGAAAAGGATTAAGGACTACAATGGCTGTTAATGATCTTATAAAGACCACAGACTACAATAATCTACGTGCCAACATAATTGATATCATTGGCAACGGTTCAGCTACCTATGGATACGGTCAAACTTTGCAGAGTTCAGCCAAATCTACCCACGAAAAGATTAGTCAAACTGATTGGGATTTACTTCGATTTGATATTGTAAATGCAAGAACACATCAAGATGGAGTAGCACCAACAATCACAGATATCGATGAAGGTCAACTTTTATCTTTTAGTAATAACACTCAGTATAGCGGAGTAATTACGCCTGCCGTAACAAATAGATTCAATATAGGTTCAGGTAGATTTTTGACTGAAAGTGCAGTGAGTTCTACCAGGTCCACACAATGGAATAGTTTAGTTGTGTGTGAAGTCACAGCAACTTTCGCCAATGCCAATCTATGTCGTTGGTTTTTTAACAGCGGAGGACAGATTAGAATTCAATCTTCTAGAATCGACGGAGCCGGCACTGCTCAAAACAATGATTGGTCTAATTTAACCACCACCGCCGGAATGCAAGCATTTGGAAGTCAAACACCGTCTGCTGGATTTAGTCCAATGAACGGTCAAAATTTTTATAGATTAACTAACTCTTATCAAAATTTCTATACTTTATCTTCATCCGCCCCATATTCGTCAAATAGTTATAATTTAGATGCCAAGTGTGATGTTGCAGATAATTCTGCTGGTACAGCTACCACGGTGTTTATCCGAGTTAGATTTGTTGACAATTACACTGATCCAGGAGCACCAGGCCCCGACGACATTATCGACGGAACACTAACAGTTACAGTTACTGAAAAAAGAGCCACAGGATCTTTAGTTCCATCTGGAACCTTCACTATCACTAGACCCACATATTCAATCACCGCAATCGGCGGAACATAATTTTTCATCGATGACAGCAGCATATAAATAATATGCTACTATAACTGAGGATGATTATGGACGACCGTTTACAAACTGCATTGGATTTTTCTAAGTATCGCCAAACACTTTCAATACAACGAAGGCTTCTAAAAGAAAAACTACAAGCTAAATTAACCTATGGCACTGCCGGTGGCATTTTTTACATTGATCATTCTTTAATTTCTTTTGTACAATTATGTATTGATCAAGGGAGAGTATCTGGTATACCGTTAATTGATAGCAATGAAAATCCTGTCCTAATCGATGACTTAATTAAATTTCGAGATGAAATTTTTGATAGATATTTCTCAGCTAGTTTCCAATATATGAGCGAATATGACGCTATTAAAAAAAGTAGAACAGTTGAAAAATTAGTAGATTTATGAAAAGAGGAATATTAATATTTGCTCACAACAGCAGAGACGTCGATTATGCTTTAATGTCTTTGGTATCTGCAAAGTTTGCAAAAGCAAATTTACAAGTTCCTGTATCTTTAGTAGTTGATAAATTTACTGTGGAATGGATGCAGACATCTAATATCTATAATCTTTCTCAGGAAATTTTTGATAAAATTATAGAAATTGAAAAACCAGTAACTCAAAATACTCGTGTGTTACACGATGGATATACTTCTAAAACAGTTCCTTTTGTAAATTCAAATAGGGCTTCAGTTTGGGATCTTACTCCATATGACAGAACATTATTAATAGACAGTGATTTTTTGATAATGTCTGACAGACTCGAAGAGTATTGGGAAGTTGATTCGAGTGTAATGTTATCTTCATCTATGCAAGATGTTAGGGGAGATAGGAAAGGTATTTTAGATTCTTGGGTGTCTGAAACTGGAATTGCCTTATATTGGGCTACCACAGTGATGTTTACTAAGAATAATGAATCTAAAATATTTTTTGATCTAGTAGATGTTATTAGAACAAACTACAATTATTTTGCAGACTTATTTAGATTTAATCCTAAACAATACAGAAATGACATTGCTTTTAGTATAGCAAAGCATATGCTAAATGGCTTTGAAACTAGAGGAGAAAATCTTCCTCCGATACTAACATTATTAGATAAAGACCTAATTCATTCTATTGACAAAAATCAACTGCGTGTTTATCTAAATGACAATATGTCTGAGGATCATGTGGTTATTGCATCAATCAAAGATTTAGATGTTCACGTAATGAATAAACAAAGCATAATTAGGAATGCAAAAGAATTTTTGGAAATACTATGACTTTTGGATATCTTATTGTAGTTTCTAAAAACGATTCGGTTGATTATTTAAAATTGGCCTATGCTCTAGCATTAAGCATTAAAAATACTCAACAAAAAGGATTTGACAAAGTAGCATTAGTAACCGATAATATTGAAGATGTTAAAAAACTAAAAAGTTCCTGGGTGTTTGATAAAATTATTGAATGGAATCAAGAAACTTTTTGGGATGGTCGAAGTTGGATGGATAAATTAAGTCCTTGGGATCACACTATATGTCTAGATGCAGACATGTTGTTTTTTAGAGACTGCAGACATTGGGTTGAATACTTTATTGAGAACACTGAATTATATATTCCCAACAAGGCGTATACCTATCGCGGAGAACTTGTAAAAGATTCATATTATAGAAAAACATTTGAACGTAACGATCTACCTAATTTATATTCTTTTTATACATTCTTTAAAAAAGATTCTAAACTAGCTGAAGAATTCTTTTTACTAGGTAGGTATATTTTAAAAAATCCTAATGAATTTAAAAATCTATTTCTAGAAAATTATCTTCCAAAAGTTGTAGGCACAGACGAAGCATTTTCTCTAGCTGCAAAAATTTTAGACATTCAAGATGATATAAGCTATGATTTAGAATTTCCCAAGGTAGTACATTTAAAACCAATGATACAAAATTGGCCGTGGCCTGCTGATAAAGTTTCTGATCATGTTGGATTTTATTTTGATCTGCAAGGTAAATTAAAAATTGGAAATTATCAGCAACAGGATATTGTTCATTACAACGAAAAAAATTACATAACCGACGAAATCACTAACATTTTAGAGGAAATATTATGGAAGAAATAATTGATTTTGACAGTTGGTTACAACAATATACTGCACCACAAGTAGAATACTGGGCAATTTTTGAACCTACTACTGGTGAAGTCACTGGAATTTATCCCGATCCTGCTGCTGATGATAAACAATATAAAATAAAAATTGATAGCGATCTGGCAGAAGATATACATAACGGAATAATTCAAATGAGTTCTTGTTTTGTAGATATAGATTCCGAAACAATTGAAATTGTTACTAAGCACAGTCTTATTAAAATTGACGATGTTTTGCATAGAGTAATTGATAAAAAATATAGGGCAACTCAAAAAAATGATATTATTATTCAATTTAACGAATTAGAAAATAAAATAATTTTTGTTTTATACAGTTCAACTAACACTAGAAAAATACATCGGGACGGCAGTACTGAAATGCAGTTTTTTATCACCTCCTATAATGATCCACATAATCTTTACCAAACAATAACTTTTCAACTAAAAGATTTAGAACAAGGTTCTAAAGAATTTATATACACTGGCCCCCACAAACGATTTAGTATTTTTACAAGAAGAATATTAAAAAATTATGTTTTTGAAAAAATATGAAAACCATAGAACTAGATATTGTATTTTTAAGCTATGACGAGCCTAATGCAGATTTACATTATGCAGATCTATGCAATAAAGTTCCTTGGGCTAAACGAGTACACGGAATAAAAGGCAGTGATGAAGCACACAAAGAAGCTGCAAGACAATCAGAAACAGATTGGGTTGTTACTATAGATGCAGACAATATTGTTGACACAAAATTTTTTAACACAGAGTTTGATTCCGATCAAAAAAATTTACAAGTAGTTAGCTGGTTAGCACGTAATAGAATTAATGGATTAAGATATGGCAATGGCGGCCTTAAAATTTGGCGTAAAGATTTTATTCTAAATATGAAAACGCACGAAGCTAGTAACAATGAAAGAGCACAGGTAGACTTTTGTTGGGAACAAGGTTATCAACAATTTAAAGAGTGCTATAGCGAAACAGTTATCACAGGATCGCCTTTTCAGGCCTGGAGAGCAGGATTTCGTGAAGGAGTAAAAATGACATTGCTTGACGGAGTTCGAGTCCCGCCGGATGAAATTCGTGAACGAGTGTGGTGGCATAACTTACATAGACTGCGTATGTGGTCAACTGTGGGCTCACATGAAGAAAATGGTATATATGCTGTCTACGGAGCTAGACTGGGTACTTGGTTAGCAAATTGCACTAAGTGGAATTATGTGGAAGTTAGAGATTTTGAAATCCTTAAAGATATTTGGAATCAATATGGACGTCCGTACGAAAAGGTTAATCAAGAAGGACTGGTTGAAGAAATAAAATTACTTGGTGAAAAAATTAAATTAGGATTGGGATTTGATTATCCTTATTTAGATCCCAAACAAAGTAAGTATACCTTGGACTTGTATAACGAAACAATAAATTTAACAAATACCTATTTAAAATGATCTACGATATTTTTTATGTAAGCAAAAACACCGTTAATGACACCAAGTGGCTATCTTTTAATAAAAGATTTCCATTATCTCAAAAAATTGAAAATATAAAATGTTTTTCAGATATTTCTAACAAAACATTTACTAAATTATTTTGGGTAGTTTGGGATGATTTAATTATTTCGAATGATTTTAATTTTAATTATATTGTTCCAAAATGGGATGAAAAATATATTCATGTTTTTAAAAATGCAGAGCACTTTGATGGCGTAGCATTATTCTCAAAATATTCAGATGTAAGTGACAAAGAATTTGAAAAAAGATTTTACAGAAATCACAAAAAAATAGATATAATTGCCAGCAACCCAACAGATACTGAACTTTATGATATAGTGTTTATCAGTTATAATGAGCCGACCGCTGATATTAATTTTATAAATTTAAAATCAAAATTTCCAAGAGCTAAAAGAGTTCACGGAATAAAAGGAATACACCAAGCACATATTACAGCTGCCAAACTAGCAGATACCTGTATGTTTTGGGTAGTAGATGGTGATGCTGAAATTTTAGAAGATTTTAATTTTGATCATGAAGTATCTACTCATGAAAAAGATATCGTACACGTTTGGCGTAGTAAAAATCCTATTAATGATTTAGTATACGGATATGGTGGTGTGAAACTATTGCCAACTTTGTTGACTATGGGTATGGATGTATCTAAGCCAGATATGACAACTAGTATATCTAATAAATTTAAAGCAGTTAAAGCTATATCAAACATCACGGCATTTAATACTGATCCGTTTAACACTTGGAAATCAGCGTTTAGAGAATGTTGTAAATTATCTAGTAAAATTATTGATAGACAAAAAAGCGAAGAAACATTGTATAGACTTGACGTATGGTGTACGCTAGGTATTGATCGACCGTTTGGACAAGATGCGATTGCCGGAGCAATAGCAGGTAAGGAATATGGTAGTGCAAATATAGATAATTTAGAAGCACTAAAAAAGATTAATGATTTTGATTGGTTAAAAGAATATTATGAACAACAAACAAAAAATAAACCTCAAGCAGGCATCAATCGTCTTGACTAATCAAATCACAAGACAGTCGTTAGGCCTAAATAAGAAAAAACTATAATGACATCATCTACCCTATGCGCCGTGCCATGGATGCATTTAAATTTTGAACCTAACGGAAAAGTTGTACCATGTTGTTTAACTTCGGCACACAACTACTTTGCAGGTGACCTCAATACTCAATCTATTGAGGAGATTTGGAATAGCAATAATATGAAAAATCTCCGTAAAGATATGATAAATGGTGTTGAGCCTAAAGTGTGCGATAAGTGTTTCAACAGAGAAAAGGTAACTGGTGAAAGTGGCAGATTTTATCACAACCACGACTTTCCAGAGGTAGTGGCAAAAATTCCAAACATTACGTTAGCAGATGGAACGTGTACTACTATGGAGTTAAAGTACTGGGACTTCCGTTTTAGTAATCTTTGCAATTTCAAATGTCGAAGTTGTGGCCCACGTTATAGTTCAGCCTGGGTCCCAGATGCTAAAAAACTAGGACACACTGATCAAGAAAAAGTATGGAACATCGATTCGATAGATAACCAAACCAATTTTGATTTTCTTAAAGATCAAATTGATGTTGTTAAACGCATTTATTTTGCGGGTGGCGAGCCGTTGTTAATGCCTGAACATTGGCAAATTTTAGACATGCTGGTAGAGAAGAAACGTTTTGATGTCAAGCTAAGTTATAATACCAATGCGTCCGTATTATCCTATGGCAAAAAGAATATCATCGATTACTGGAGTCAATGGCAGTTCGGTAAACTGGAAGTATGGCCAAGTATTGATGAAATAGGTGAACGTGCTGAACTAATTCGCTCAGGTACAGTATGGTCCAAGGTAGAAGAAAACTTAAAAGAACTTGCTAAACACGCTAACATTATGCTTCGCCCAGGGCTTACTATTGGTGCGTGGAATGTACATCGCTTACCTGAAATTATTAATCATTTGATTAGCATCGGGGTAATTAGATCTCACCCAACGTCTAAGAATAGCAATTACAATAATTTCTTTATCAACTTGCTAGAACATCCTGTCCACTATCATGTAAACATCCTCTCCGACGAATATAAAGAACAGATATCTGCTAAACTAAAAGCGTTTGTTATCGAACATAACAAAAAGTATAATACAGATATTACAGCAACATTTAAACACATCTTGCACGAATTAGAAAAGCCGTTTAACTTAGAAGCCGCAAAGGAATTCTTAAAGATAACTAGTCAATTGGATATACTGCGGAACGAAGATACATTTAAGATATTGCCAGAAATGGAAGATGTTAGACGTAGTGTTTTAAAGACGTTTGATGTTTAAGATAACAAAATGTATTAAACTTTGCAGAGATCCAGTTTTTAAACAAATTGTTTAAAACAATTTTTTAGTTTTGTCAGTTATGTCTTGCTTCAGCCGTTGAATATCTATAGTAAAATCTACTTTAGTAATTTCTTCTTTATATTCTTGAAATGTATCCAAGAGTTTTTCAGCAACGATGTCATTGGTTGCATTGCCAAGCTGCTCTTGAATATCTATTTCCCATATTCTACCATTGTTAAATTCTAATCGAACACTTTTTAAATATGCCACCGGCATGGTGTTCATATACATATCTTCAAAAACTTCCGGCCACTCCTTAACCAAATGACTAGGTGGCCTAAATAAATGTTTAGGCACCTTCGGTTTCTTTAGATTTGGTAGCTTTCTTTGCTGGAGGATCTAAATCGTCTGCTTGTTTTCTCAGCCTAGCTGCTTCTTTGTACATGGCATCTGCTTGACTTCTAAAATTGCGAGCTATGTCACGATCAGTAAGTACTTCATTAGCTGAGGCAGGTACACTAGTAGATTCTTGAACTGTTTTTGCAGGTTCTTTCTTAGTAGGAGCACCTTTGGTAAACGTATACAAATCATCTATTGCACAATTTTTTTGTTCTGCAATAAATGAATTTAGTTCATGCAACGAAATTTCTGAATTCGGAGTGGGCGTCATGATAACAGTATCAGTGGCCACTTTTATCAAACGATTATCTGCCTGCAGGGCCTGTAGCATAGGGCGGCCGTCGGGGAATGGTCGAGTAAAAAGAATTTCTCCGAATTCCCATGCATCTTGTGCAACATCTTGATCTACAAGATCAATGATTGCATTGTGATATTGATCTGGCAACGGAGATGTTTGCACAACCAATGCCATATTTGACTCACCGGGTAAGGTTCTAAAAACTACAAGAACTTTTGATCCTGTGTTTTTTATCTTACCTACGTGTTTGAGATTTTTCATATTATTCCTTTTTGGCTGCAACAGATTCTAGAAAGGTATTTAACTTATTGTAAGCCTTACCTACTGCTTCTAATTCTGCAGCTTTGAACGCCCCTCGACTACTGGCAACTTCTAGAATACTACGCAAGGAAGCTAGGTCGCTGAGATTAAGATCAGCACTTGCAGCACTTGGTGGTTGTTGAGGTTGCTCTTGTTCTGGGGTTGTTGTTACTTCTTGGTCCATTAGTTTCTCCTTAGATATGGGCAAGCTAACATAAAATATGTTAGTTCTTTATGATCTTCAAATCCCGCAAACATTGCGGATTTCAATCTGCTGTCGTTTTCTATACTTGAAAGTTTCACGACAGCATATCTACCTTTTAATTTGATTCGAATCCAGTTTTCAACTTCGTTTGTAAAAAAATTTATCTCTTCAAGTTTAATTTTTCCAAAATGTGGAGGCATCACTTGAAGTGATCTTTTGTTTAAAATTTCTAAAGGATTATATTCGATCATTGTGAAAATATTTATAGATAACAAATAAATTGTTCAGGATTCTTGGCTAAGTCTTTGATGCATTGCTTTGGCATAACCCATTTTTCTTACATCTCCGTGAAACAGATATAATTCAAATGCAGATTTTTCTTTTAGAACAACAATGTGTTTTTTGGTTAAGTGATAGGGAGATTCGATAAATTGATCTAACCAAACTAGTATTTGTGGAGTTATACTAATTTCTTTTAATATTTCAACTTTATATGTTTTGATTTGAGAATAAGTTTCTACAAATTCTAGTCCTTGATCAGTGAGTCTTAGACCGCCACAGTCTTTACCTCTGACATTTTGCCACCAGGCACTGCGGAATTTTTTTATGATATTCTCGTCAAAAGATTGACCAGCAGCTTTGAGGAATACCGAAGTATAGGTATCCTTTAAATCCATTTAGTCTACTCGCTCTCCAGCATTTAACTTAAACACTGCAAAGTCTGTGGTCTTAAACAACTTGTTTAACTTTTTGGCCAAGTTTCTTGCGTGTCCTGGATTACTAAAACTGACCTTTTTGTATTTCGGGCCAGGATAACTGGATACCATACTACCACTTTTTAAGTTGAAAGGTTGTTCTTTGTAAAACACAGCCCAAATGGCATCGCTATCGAGAATTTGCTCAACTTTGTATGTTTCCTTGTTGGTGTATTCAAGAATAACTTTGGGTTTTGGTCTACTCATATCTATACGTGTAATAATAAAGCACGTATATATTTATACCTAACTGAAGTTGCCCCCATCAAATTTAACATTGATATTGGTAGTAGATTCACGTATTTCCGCCAGCATTGCGTGTATTTCCTGAACGGTTTTTCCTAATTTACTAGTCATTACTGCTAATTCTTGGGTAAGCTCTCTTGCTTCTTGAATTGTTAATCTTATATCTTTTTGCTGACCACGCTCTGCAACTGCTATGCGTTGAATAAGTTTTTCAACGCCTGGTAACGTATTTGGAATGTTATTTTGAGACATTAGCTAATACCTGTTTCATTTCAATTTCGGATTGAAACGGACCTTGATACTCATACCTTTGTAATGTTATCAATTTAGGGCAAAAACTTTTTACCCATCCTTTATCAAACCGTATCACATAAAAGCCTGCACAGTATAAACTCTTGCTATCGCCGCTTTTTGTAAACAACGGTAACTTTCTTTTTATATCATACATTGCATTGTGCGGCTCGGCACTTGTGGCATAACCGTGAACTTCGTTGGGTAATGCATCGTTGGCTTCTTTAATAATTTTAGCTACAAAGAAATTTTTACCAAATTGTCTAGTAAGGCTTTCTTTTGTGTCGTAGATTTTTACACCTAATTCATTGCTCATAACAAATCTATTATCTTCATTTTTTCTTAGAGTGGCGAACTTTTCACCATCTCGTTCAACAATCCAAAATTTATCTTTAATAATTGGCTTTGCTTGTATATCGGACATGTTATTCTCCCAGCAGTCAACAGTTTTTGATTGACACGTATCTTCATACGGACAAAGTTTTAATTTCATTTGAATACCTCGCATTCAGTGGCTCAGCATATGCCTGTGCCTGATCAGCAATCTTTTTAAGATCATAAAGATTACAAAATTTCATTAATCTAATTCCAACTTGACTGATATTTTTATTTGCACCTGTTGCTGTAGCAATTGTTTCTGTAATGATGTTTTTAATTTCTTCGGGCTGTGCAGAGAGATCAATTAAAATACGATTACGTTCGTAATCATCTAACACACGATGTTCTTTACCTTCGTGGTCGGACCAACGCTGAAGCATGAGATTGTTCCACGAGTAGCCTTTTGAGTCTCGGTCACCGTAGGCTTCACGGAGACCAACCTTATTCTTTGTGCCTTTTTCCCGTACTCCCGGATATGCAGAGAATACATTGTCTGAGGTATCGCCTCGCATACACTTCTCAAAGAGTAACCACTGAGGGTCCGGAATGGCTTTTGGCTCTTGAGTCTTTTTATCAATAACTCTCTTACCTTTTGCATCAAATATACCTTCATGTGTGATAGTAGTTTCCATAACACCGTTAAATTGTTTAACATTGGGTGCAATTAGTTGTACAAAATCTGTGTCTGTCGAAATGATCACGTGATTGTCGTTTGGATGACTCTGTATCCAGCCAGCAATAAGATCATCTGCTTCTAGGCGTGAATGTTGTAAGACTGTGCAATTTGTCTTTTCTGTCACAAATTCTTTAAAAGTATCAAAGGCTTCCCAAAACACTTTCTCTTCTTCTGCTTCTCGTTCTGTATGTGCTGCACGACTAGCAGCTCGTTGTGCTTTGTAAGGCTTGTAATGATCTTTACGCCAACTGCGTCCCTCTAAACAGAATACTACATGACTTCCACTAAAGTCTTGCCAGGCCTTTTTAATGCTGTTTAGTGTAATGTGAAAAGCCATGCCTAACTTAATGTCAGCATCACCGTTGATAACGTGTCTAGCACGAAAAAAAGTATTAGCAGTATCAACTAAAATATATGTCATAGATTCTTTTTTCTAACAGAGTTGATATCAATAACGCCAGTATTTACAGCGCCACCAAAATCACCATCAACTACTACATTAGCACACAGTTCACGGAACCAACGATCCACAATTTCTTCGTCTTTGTCACCGTCAAAACCATATCCCTCTTGCTTTAATTTTAACACAAAAAGCTCGTTCCAGTCAAGCTCAAAAAAGCCATTACGTATGTTATCTTTGTTGATGTGTGTATTAAGCACCCCTACCCACGGTTCTTTCAATTTGGTTGCTCGATCTTTTGGACTTAGTTTGGCAGTTTCTTCTGCTTCTACAGCACGTTCTGCAGATGCAACTGCGTCTTTAGCAATCTTTGTGGATTCTTCAGCCAACTGTACTGCTGCTGCTGTTTCGGCCTTGAGTTTATCAATGCCAAATAATTTTTCTACAAATCGTCTCATCAAGTACCCCACTCATTTTTAAATAACGGCACTTGTAATCTATCACTATAACGCCATCCACGTTTCATAGCTGCCAGTGCCACATTCTTTGCGTTGAGTGTATAAACACTTTCCACACCACCAACTGGCATTAGATAAACATGCCCGTTAAATCCAGCATTACGGAATGCACCCACAGCACATTCAGCATCTGAAATATCCTGCTCTGTTGCAACAACAAATTTAAGATAAACTGTTCCTACTTGTTCATACTCACACACAATTTCTGGACAGATAGCTTCCTCCCACTTCTCTCCACTTGCTGGAAGTTTAGCACTTACACTGAATGTAAGTTCTTTATTATCTGTCCATTCAATTAGATATTCTTTAAATTTAGGATCAAGTTTTTGAGTACCATTTGTTTCAAAAGTAATCTCTTGCAAGTCACGCATCTTAGGATGATCTAGTAGATCTGGATAAGCACGTTGCCACCCTAACAATGGTTCGCCGCCTGTAATAACTAAGTGTTCGTCAATCCAATGATCCTGCGGAAGCATTTCCATAATTCGATCTACAATAGCTTCGCTAGTAAGCATAGGCGACAAATCTTTAAAGCGTGGATCCCAACTAGCATAGCTGTCACAGCCTGTGCTAACAAGTGGCAAATCTTTATAATCCTTGTAAGGAATATTGTCGTGAGCAAAAGCAATAGTTTCAACTTCTGTACTTATTTCACCCCGCGGCATACCGAAGCCTGCACATTTAAAGTTACAGCCGAAGGTTCTAAGGAACACACTGGGCACCCCCATATATCTACCCTCGCCCTGTATAGAGTAGAAAAGTTCCGCTATTTTAATCTTGCTCATGCTCAACCCCACTTTTAAATATATTTGACCATTTTTTTAATTTGGCAATTTTGTTACCTGCTGCCGCAAGCACTTCCTCTTTATCTACTATATTATGATCAATACAAAGATCGATCATGGCCTGTAAATCTCCTAGTTCTTCTGCTAGATGTTGTCTGTTAGTAAGTGGCTTACCGGGTTTGACATTATCTAAACCGAATCGACTTATCTTGCTGATAGCAACAATTACTTCTGCACATTCCTCTTGAGTAATGTCTAGGATTTCTTTTTCTTTATTATTCATATTACTAGTATACACTCTTTTTGTCAAAGACCAAGAGCCATTTTGATTATCTTTCCAGTCTAATACATCACCTTCTTTCCAACCTGTTTCTTCGATCATATCTTCAGGGAATGGTAGTATCAAGTCACCGGTTTCGGGATCGTCTTGTAGTTCAATTGTCCAATTTTTCAATGCTAACTCCTGATTTTTTAAGGAACTCGATTCCTGCATCGTCTCTATAGTTTTCACCGTAGTAGACACCATTTATGCCAGACTGGTATATAAGTTTGGCGCATTCAATACAAGGGGCATGAGTAATAAAAATATCAGCACCAAGCCCACTTTCATTGGACTTTGCCAATTTTGCAATAGCATTTGATTCAGCATGAAGTACTTCTGGTTTAGTTTTTAAGGCATATCTTCTAGCATATCCTAGATCGGGATCGATATCCTCTTCTTCAAATGGCCATCGATCATAAATCTCTTCGGGGCTTAGCCAACCCCCAGCATCACCGCCCATGTACTCTTTGTGCTCACAATCATTATTCCAACCTGCCGGCATACCATTGTAGCCAATACTAATAATACGATCATCTTTAACAACAATAGCACCAACGTGCAATCTACGTGCGTGACTAA